GATTTGTATGTTATTATATATAATTTTAGTATTCATTTCTATTATAATATTAATATTATTGTCTCCTAATAGTAGAGGATTTTTTTATTATATGTATGAATGTGCATTAAGATATTTAGATACAGAAGAATAAAATGATTATTTACTCAGCAGTAAATATTAATAATAATAAAATATATATTGGTCAGAGTCAAACTTCATTAGAGCGACGATGGACTAATCATAAGTCTGATGCTAAGTGTAATAGATTTAAATGTCATTTCCATAATGCTCTTAGAAAGTATGGTACTGAATGTTGGAAGTTAGAAATTTTAGAGGAAGTAGAGGATATTAATTTACTAAATGAAGCTGAAATGAAGTGGATAGAACACTATGATACTTTTAATAGAGATAAAGGTTATAATAGTACTTCAGGTGGTGATAATGGATATATAATGTCAGAAGAAACAAAAGAAAAAATAAAACAAGCTTTAAATACATCAGAAACTAAAGAAAAATTAAGACAAGCTCATTTAGGAGAAAATAATCATTTTTTTGGTAAAAATCATACTGAAGAAGCTAAAGAAAAAATAAAAGAAAAAAGAAAATTACAAATATTTACAGAAGAAACAAAAGAGAAAATGAGACAAGCTCATTTAGGAGAAAATAATCATTTTTTTGGTAAAAATCATACTGAAGAAGCCAAAGAAAAAAATAGAATTGCTCATTTAGGTAAAACTGGAAAACATCATTCTGAAGAAACCAAAGAAAAAATGAGACAAGCTCGTTTAGGTAAAAAATTAACAGAAGAAACTAAACAAAAAATATCAGAATCAAAGAAAAATTGTGTTCCTTGGAATAAAAGTAAAAGTTAATTTTAAATAATAAAAAAGGGAAACCTTTCGATTTCCCTTTCCTTTTCGTCTACATTTGATTATTATTATTGTAGACGCGAAATTTATTAGAGTTTCTTATGTGCTATTCGAAGGATTTCCAATAGAACTAGGCGAGTTTGATAGTCAGAAATAGCTTCAATCATTATTTCTATTTTGCGATACTCATCTGTAGTCATTTGCGTTTCCTTTAATTAGTAATATTATTATAGACTTCCAATATATAAACTCTGATTGCCGTATACGCCTTCTAGGGTAGGTACACATAAATCAAAACATACGTTAACGGGGAAGATAATGATTCTGTTTGTAGCATCCCAATCTACGGCTATCGGACCGACAATTCTCGGCCATGCACCACTCATAGCATATTGACGAATAGTTGTTCCATCCTGGCCATAATGAGTAATACCCCAATCAGACTTGTAACCAATTTCCTGAAACTTGGTTAATGCTCCTGTAGCAGGATTTTCAGCAGCAGTAGTCATCACATTAGATTCAATAGAATTAATGAAATTACTCCAAACTTCAAATACAGCACGACTATTGTAATCTTCGTCAAGCATAACTTGAATAACCCACTCATCGAATACTCTATCACCTGCTAATTTAATTTTTCTACCAAAATAAGGGGCTTCAACTAATCCAAGCTGAGAAGCAGGAATAGATGCAGACTTGCAAGTAAAGGTAAGTTTAGCTGAAGATGTAGGATCAACTAATCCTGTTAATGCAGCAGGAATATTACATTGAATATCAAATTTAGATGGTCTAGCACCACCATGAACTAAACCTTGTGATAAGAATGTACCAATATCAAAACTCATTTAATTTCTCCTATATTTTTTATTTATTAAATTGAACTCAAAGACACATTTTCTAGAGTTGAGAAATCAACTCCGGTTGGTGTGTTAATATATACTATTTGAATAAAGTTAATACTATGTTCTGGCTTAATATAGATAGCACATAAGAATTCATCAGCGTCAATAACAGTTGGTGTATTAATACTTGGTCCACAAACTACTAAGAAGTCTTGAATACCGTTACTACCCTTAATACCCTTTAAGTATGGATTGACAAGATTTAAGAACTGATTCTGAGTAAATGTATTATTGTTTTCGAACAATGTATACTGAGCAGCAGCCTTAATAGCTCGTTCAATAAACAAGAATGTTCGTCTTACATTAATGCGACTAAATCCAGTAGGCATAGTAGTGAAAGTTTTATCACCATATAGATATGTACCCTGTGATGGAAATGAAACAACAGGATTAATAGCTAATGGATAGATAATATCACGATCAGGTTCTTGAGGATTCCATGCTAATTTAACAACATTAGAAATTTGACCTCTAGTGAAACCACCAGGTGAAGTCCAAGGATATGAGACTTGATCATTATATGCACATAGCCCTGCAATGTCTCCATTAAGAGGAATCCAACGATAGACATTATTAACAGCATCTTCTTGCTGCTTATATCCGCTATCCATACAAGCATATGTTGATGATGGAACTAGAGAAGCCCAATTAGGTACGTCTATATTTTCGTTACCAACATTATTAATAACTGTAGCAGGATCGGGTGAGAAGAAGCACATGCAATCTTTTCGACGCTGAACAATATTTTGAATAATCCAACTTGCCATACCATAGTTACTATAAGTTGCATTATTAAGACCAGCAGTAGCACTATAAAATAGAGGCTTACCACAAGGAATAAGATCAATTAGAATACTTTCTGTACCTTGGAATAAAATCCATCCGTTAATTAATGTCTGCATACTAACATTAGCTTCAGTTTCTCCGTCTGCTCCACCAGCAAATATACCATAAAACGGAACAGAACCTTGAGTTACAGCAACTAGAGTAGCAGCAGTATTAGAAAGAGCACCAGGAACATCATTAACATTCCAAATGTATTTATCTTGATAATTAATTACGTTTCTGTAGTAATTAGTACTACCGTCTGGATTTACAGCATTGGTTGCTCTAGATACGTTTTGATATACATTTAGAATAGTATTTGGAACGCCACTAATAGCACCAAGTTTATCAACAACAACAATCTGCATTAAATCTGCAACTGATGGGTTATTTGACTGTTGCTGATATGGAGAAATCCATTGAGGATTACTTGGCTGTACTGATCTAAAGAATTGCCAATATCTATTAACTGAAGTTGCATTAGTATTAGCAGCACCAGCGAATGTATTATTAAAGGTAACAGCAACTGTTGTTACTGAAGAATTAGTAACAGCAGCACCAATATTTGCAACTTGTAGAAGTTGTGTAGGATTACCACGAATACCTGTATTTGCTAACCAATAATCAGTAGTAGAAAATGATTGCATTAATGAATTAGCATATGTATTACCGTAAACAATATTACCACCAGCATTTGCAGTCCAAGTTATTGTAGCAGCATTTGATCCGGGAACTAACACAAGAGCAGCAGTATAAAGAGTATTTACTCCAATTGCTGGAACATTAGCAATCATAACATTACCAGTTAATGAAATTTGTGCGTTATATTGTGTATTTGAGCAACATTGACTAACTTCTAATGAATTACCATATGTACCAGAAGGCCACTTAGCAACATAAAATACGTTAGCTGGAAATCCACCAGTCTTAGCTAATTGTGTAAGGAATAGAGGTTTATTAAGAACTACTGAACCAAGAATATCAGCAGGAGCAGGAGTGTTACCACAGACAGCACAAAGAGCAAGATTTGATCCTGTAGCAGATGTAGTGTTGGCTGTTCTTACAACATAAAAATTATTAGTATATTCTAAATAATTGTATGCAGTATACCAAGTTTCAAAGTTCCAGTTTTGTGGAGGGCCATATTTTGTGGCTAAATCTTTTTGACTTGTTACTGGATGAGGTTCAAAACATGGACCCCAGGCGAATACGCCTGCAAAAGCTCCAACTGTTGTCGCCAAATTTGGAACTTGAAGTGAGTAGTCTTGTTCTACATTATACACACCGGCTGAAATTGGGAATGTGATGGCCGTAACTCCTTTATAATTAATTTTTTCTTATTTTTATTTATATTATAGGGAGTTTTAATGATTTTCTTATTATTGTTTATACGTTTATTTTAGTAGTTCAAATGCATTTTCTATTGTTGTTGGAAATTCTCCATTATTATCATAAAAGGGCTGTGTAAACGGATTCCAAGGAACGTTTAAATTATATATGTGACTATATGGAGTAAAGTTTTGATACGGAGTTTCAACAATAAAGCCAAATGGTAATAGTTGTGATTCCATTTGATTTATATTACGTTCAGCAAGACTTAACAGAGTATCAATATTAGTTAATTCTTTAAAATATTCTTGATCTGTCATCCAAGCAAATAATACTAAGGTCATTACTAGATCGTCGTGTTTACCTTTATCAGCTTTATATGAACTTTTATCTTTAATGAATACTAATAGTTCATTGACAGTTTCTAAATCTTCTATTATTAATTTTCTTTGCTCTATTAATAATTTAAGTAATAGACAGCCTGATAATTTCAATGGAGGAGTTGTTCTAACACCTTTATCTGCTTTAGGTGAATTATAACATATATGTTTACCTCCACGTCCAGCTTTACTTGAGGTACACAATAGACTGTCATATCCATATTTATCTAATAGTAAATATCCTATCTGTTCACCAATATCATTTATTTCAGGTAAAACAATAGCATTATTATAAAATTGTGCTGTTTTATGTATAATAGCAGCATAATCTGTTGGATTGATTTCATTATTTCTATATACAGCTACTTGTTTATATGGTATGGATGTAATATCAAATACAGAGAATGCAGAATAATCTAATCCTTTACCTCTAGATACGTCTGCAACAATACTATATATATGTCCTGGTGTACTTTTATCGACTTTAACTTGACCTCTTGGTGTAGTTTCATATATTTCTTTTTTAACGCCTTTAATAGGAAAATTATATATTAATAAATCATCAATCTTTTGAATAGGTGGTTTAATATTACTTTTAAGTATTTTAAGAGCGCCTCCATCTATTAGTGTACTAGAAGAACCAATAAAAGAACAACTATATTCAGAAGCCATAAACATATAATTATCATTATTACGATGTAATTCAGCATCCCACCAACTTTGATCACGTCCTGGCACTTGTTCCCATGAAACAAATATACCATGATATCCATTTGTATTATTTCTTAAACTAGAAGCTTCATAGAAGTCATAGAAGTGATTCATTCCCAATGGAGTCGAACTCATAATCATTTTAGTATTTTTACCGGCTGAAATAGTAGGACTAATAGCAGCATAGAATTCATCCCAATTATCAACGTGTGCTGCTTCATCAACAATAATAACATGAACAGTATATGATCTAAGAGCGTCTTTTGTTGTAGCAGATGCGAATATACGACTATTATTTTCTAATACGAATGTTTCTTTATTGAAGTCAATGACACCTAATTGTAACCATGGAGGAAGATTACGATATGATATTTGTAGTTTATTAATGATTTCTTTTGCTGAATCTTCTTTATTAGCAACCACAGCTACTGTTTTGAAATCATTGAATAATATATACCAAATAAGAAAGGCTCTAAAGCATTCTGTCTTGCCTGATTGTCTAGAGAATACTGCAAGAGTAAATCTATTATTCACCATTGATTCTATCATTTCTTTTTGATAGTCACGTAATATCATATGTTCAAGCCCATCTTCAGTAATAATTAAATAATATTTCTCAATAAAATAATAAATGTCATCTCTACATTTAATATATTCTTTTATCATATCAGGAGTCCAATCTAATTGAACACCAGATGCTTTTAGATTACTACGGTTCCTATATTCTTTCTTTCTTGCCATAGACCGAGCCTTTTAATAAATATTCATAATACAAAATTTATTTATAAGGAATTTTAATGATCACCTTTAAACAATATATAACAGAAGAATTAACCCCTAAAATTCATTATAATATAGGTGTTGAGAAAATGAAGGCTATAACAAAAAATAGTGTGGCTGGTGAAGCTAGATTTGTTGTTGATCAAAAAGGTAGATTACATGGCGCTGATGCAAATGATTTTTGTCATGATGATTTTTGTTCTGATCGTCAAATAATGGGAATGATGACATATAAAAATAATACTTATAAATTTGGAGGAGTAAATATGAGACATTCTTCTGCTGTTCATCCTAAAGATTGGGAACATCCTATTACTAATAAATTTGAAAAAGCTGGTATTCATTCTTCTAAATATAATGATTTATTTACTGAATCTGAATACGAAGACATATTATCTAATCAGAGACAAAAAGAGGGCCTTCAGGCTGCTTTAAAGGACCCTGAGACCAATAAGATTTATGTAGGTAAAAGTCATCAGGATGCATACAATAGTGCTCCTCCTGACGCTCAGAAGAGATTGTATAGCTATATTGATATGAGAACCAAAAATTTCTCTAGAACTTCTATTGCTGGATTTGTTAATGATAAAGGTAGATGGCAAACAAGAAGAGAGACAGAAAAGAGTCATGGTGCTGATCATGCTGAAGGTCTCAAAGCATTAGGTCATATTAAAGAAATGATATTAGAATCATTTGATCAAGAGAAAATACATAAGAATCCATCATTAGAATCATTAAAGAATATTGTTGCTGGTGCTGGTAATAAGTATAGATTTATAACAACCAAAAAGGGTGATCTATTTGCTACTAATGCACATAATTATACTCATGTTGATATGAAAAGAAAATTAGGATTAGAGACTGAAGATGCAGAAGCAGAAGGTTATATATATCATGATAAAGGACAATATAGCTATATGTCATTTATACCTGGAAAAGTATCTCATAATCCTAATCCAGTTAAACAATTTAAAGATATGAGACGTGCTGGTCATAGTTCTATTCCAGTGGAGGAAGTATAATGTCATTTAAAGATTATTTAATAGGATCAATAGTAGATGAATCAATGGCTCAAGATAAGATTCATCATAATGCATCTATTAATACTATTAAAAATTTAGCAAAGAATAGTCATTATAAAGTAGCTAGATTTTTAGTTCATCAAGATGATAAAATTAGTGCTGGTGATGCTGCTAAGTGTACTCATTTTGCTGGCTATGGAGTTGATGCTTTAGCTAACGATGATGAGAATCCTAAATATCTTGGTTATATGAAACATAATGAAGCAAAAGACAAATATTATTATAGATTAGAGGACGCAGATACTTTTCATTCTGTAGAGAAATCTATTGATTTACATCATAGATTAGATAGTTATGGTTGTAAGAAATGGGGAGGGTGTGCTTCTTATGATATTACTCCATTTGGACATACATCTAATACACGTAAACTTAATAATACTTCAGCTATTACTGAATCATTTAAAGAATTCATAAATGAATCTGATGCTTATTTAAGAACTGCTTTAAAGCATTATGAAACAGGTGATATATATGTAGGTAGTCAAGGTGAAAATCATGGTGAAGTATTAAGAAAACATTTTTTAAGTAGCGGTCAAAGTTACACTGGTAGCGGAGAAAATTTAAGCGAATTTAGTAAATATAAAGTTGGTTATTTAAATCATAAGAATCAGTTTCTTAATAGACATAGAGCAGGTGAATATGCAAAGGATAATGGTCTATGGAATGGTATAGATGAATATGGCCAGTCTAGAAATGCAATAACCTCAGAAGATTTACCACAAAGAAACTTTTTAAAGAAGGTAATAAGAGGTGAAAAAGATAATCAATCAGATTTATTTAAAGAATCATTTGATAGATCATCAAAAA